GCCACTGCCAACAACAAGAGTGGTTCTATCAATATTGCTTCTGCCGTGTCCATTAAGGCATCCCCTATCACGACAATTATCACCACAAAAGTTGTCACAGGTAAAAAGTAAGAATGCCTAACATCAGTGCCTCCGATTATACAAATTTTATCAAACTCCAAGCCGCGTCCTTGGGTTACCAGAATGGAGCGATTCCTGCAAATCGTCACAACAACGTACAAGTTGTTCCTAGTCAATCTATCCTCAACGCCCAGTTGTTAGCAAGCAAGGCATCCTACCTTGTGAATCCTAATAAAACTGCTATTACTGGATTGAATTATGTTAAACCATTTGCTGGTAAGGGAAAAGTAAATAATCCAGATGCACTCTCTACTGTCACATACTCTAGCAGCGGAACCACTAGTTCTTCTAAAACCTATCAAGCAGGTGGTCCTCCTGCTGGAAAAGGTAACATTGGAAAAGTTATCACCCTCTATAACGGACGTTCTTAATTGCTGCTAGCATTCTGTTTCCACATTGCAGGACAGACTTTACATTGATACAACCAGGTAACATTATCATTGTCTAACTTTATGCCTACAATCTGTGACTTATCACCGCGTGTAGGACATTCTTGATTCTTACAAATCATATTATCAAACTCAGGTAACGTTGGATCATATTTCAGATATGGATTGATAGAATATTGGACTGATGTATCCTGCTGGAGATCATGGTCGTATACAATTGGATTCTCTTCTGTTATCTCTTCTTGATAAGGACATGCACGACAACCTATGACGGCTTTGTCATCCTTAATCACGATATTATACAGAAAGTTGTTACAATCCTTGCAGAACTTCATTATACTTGCCTTCAAGATTAGTTAATATTCTTTCCGTTTTAGTGCGTCTAAAATGGATTCTTGGCAGGAAAGTTGTCGTGTCTATTAACACAGAATGTCCTCTTCCAAACTTATGACATTTCTTGATGGCACTCAAAGAGAAGGCGATCCAGATAAGAAAAGAGAAGGAAGAAAGGCCAACGGGGACAAAGTAACCCACACATCAATGTCCGGCGGTGCTTGGAGAATTGATGATGATGACTTAGACGAATTCTATAAACTCTACTGCGAACACTTACTGAATCACGGACCGTTACATATGACAGAAAAGAGCACACGAATTGGTGCTCTTCGCGTTGATCTTGACTTGAAATATGAAGGTCAGGTTACCGAACATTTACATACTCAAAAACAGGTTGTAGAATTTACGAAATCTTATATGGCAGAAGTGAAACGATATCTGGCTGTTCCAAACGATGTTGAAATCTATGTAACCGAGAAACCTGAACCAACTTACTATCCATCCAAAAAATCTTCCAAATCGGGAATCCATTTGATTGTTCCTGCATTGAAGACGAGCCGGTATATTGAAGAGACTATCAGACTTAATTTACTGAATCGTATGACCGACTTCTTTCCAGGACTCCCAATCTCGGATGATTGGAAAAAGGTATACGATGCTTCTCCACTGACACACACAATGCCTTGGACTCTTCTCGGTTCTAAAAAAGCAGAAGGCACTCCGTATCGTATCAAATACATCATTCAATGGAATTCAGAGAATGGAAATATAACAATTGATGAAGATGTTCCGCTCACCACAACACCTGCTTTGCTTAAGAAATTGAGTATCCGTTCATCTCCGACTGAAGAAACTGACATGACAAAGGAAGGAAAGGAAATCGTAGAAGCGCATAACAACAAAGAACCTACTGCTATCTCCGGCGGTAAGGCAACTCAACCGACTCGTGGTAGACAGATGCATCGGGATGGAAATTCACGAGGCTCTTCTCCGGACAGAACTGCGTATATTCAACCCCTCAGTGAAGCCATGTTGAAGTATTACAGCGACCATGTATTCAATCTTGCTGAAAAGCGTTACAAAGAGTATGCTGAATGGATTTCTGTCGGACAGTGTTTGAAGAACATTCACCCCGATTTGGAAAGTGTGTGGCTTGAATTCAGCGCCCAGGATGCAGACCAATACAATTTCCGTGAAGCAATGGCCAAATGGAATTCCTTTGGATTCCGATTTGATGGACCCAAACTCAGTGAAGGCAGTTTGCGTCTGTGGTCCAGAATGGACAATCCAGACAAGTATGCTGAGATTGAAAAGAGTAATATATTCCGTCTTGTTGATGAATCCACGATGACACAGACCGAACACGATGTTGCTCGTGTTGTGTATTCCATGTTCCGTGACAACTTCAAATGTGTTCGTTACGGAAACAATGTCTGGTATCAATACTGCGGGCATATCTGGCAAGAAACTGATAAGGGTATTCAACTTCAGTGTCTGCTTTCAAACAAGGTTCACAAACTCTATCTTGATAAGGAATTGGAAATTGGTAATCTCATGCGTGGGTTGAATCCATGTCCTCATAAGAATGAAAGTGATATGAGTTGTGAATACTGTCTGATGAGTTCTAAAAAGAAGAAATACATCACAATGCAAACCAAACTTCGTATGTTCACCTTCAAGGATAAAGTTATGAAGGAATGTCGTGAATTGTTCTTGGATGAAACCTTTGTAGATAAAGTGGATGAGAACAAGAACCTGATTGCCTTCAACAATGGTGTATTTGATACTCTGAACTTAGAATTCCGTGATGGAAGCCCAGATGATTACATCAGTTTCTCTACCAAAATTGATTACGACAAAGATAAGAAGTACTTTGAATATGCATGTTGGCCTGAGATTGAGAAGTTCTTGAGCAGTGTATTGCCTGACACAGAAGTTCGTAACTATTTCATGCTCCATCTTGCGAGTTCATTATCTGGAAATAATGCACAGCGATTTCATATTCTGACGGGTTCGGGTTCAAATGGTAAATCAATGTTGATGAACTTGATGACCACCACAATGGGTGATTACTGTTGTAAGTTACCAATTACTTTGCTGACTCAACAGAGAGGCAAATCCTCTGCTGCTTCTCCGGAGATGGTGCGATTGAAGGGCAAACGATTTGCGACTATGCAGGAACCGGATGAACAGGTTCCATTGAATACTGGATTGATGAAGGAATTGACCTCTACCGAAAAGGTTACTGCCAGAGACTTGTATGCTGGTGCAAAAGCGATGATTGACTTTGACGTTCAAGCCCGATTACATTTGGCCTGTAATGACAAGCCCAAGATTAATGCGAAGGATGGAGGTACTTGGAGACGATTGATTGTTATCAACTTCACTTCCAAGTTCGTTCACAATCCAAAGGCACCAAACGAATACTTGATTGATGAATCGTTGATGCAAAAGACTATGAGTCAAGAATGGGCGACCGCATTCCTATCCTATCTCGTTCATCTTTACAAGACCAACAATGGTATTCGTAAGATTGATATTCCAAAGAAGGTTCAGGAATACAGCGAAGAGTACAAGGATGAGAATGATGTTATCGCACAGTACCTACGAGAGATGTTGGTAAAGATTGAGGGAGAAACAGAACAGGTTGAACCTGTTTCAAAGGGAGCACTCACTAGTTCATTCCAGGAATGGAAACGAACGAACGAGATTCGAGCAGGTGCTACTACGCAGGAGTTGGTGAAAAGAATTGAAGATGTATATGGGAAATATCCTAAAGGCGGCTGGATCGCTTTCCGGTTCGTGAGCGTTTAGACTTTGATTTCTTAGAGCGTCTTGTTTTTCTCTTTTTGCCTCCATAACCGAAGGAAGATGTTGGAGCAGATGGCATGACACCAATTTCTTGGTTAGAAGAGTCTTGTTCGCCAAACCAAGTTGTCGGATTATACCAAACCATTTGTATTATTAGGTATCAATATTTACTCCATAGCGACGGTTCTCTTGGCACCAATCTTTGAAAGAACATAGGTGCGGAGGAGACCGACAGTGAAGACCACCACGACGAAGGAGATGATGAGGTTGACAAGGGAAGCAACGACTTCACCGACATTGAGGGTCACGCCACCAATGACAACCTTGAATTCAGTGACTCCCTTTCCAGCAGAAGCAGCTGGGGCAAGGATAGGAGTGATGATACCATCAGACAAGGCCTTGAAGAAGGTGGAGACGACGGATCCGAGGTAGAACGCAGCAGTGAGGATGATAATATCACGGGTATCTAACATTTTATAATCAAATGGAGAGTTTTTTTCTTTCCTTAAGTTTTTACTTAATCATTAATCTTCGGTTATAATAATTGTTAAATGGGATTTGATACACGATACTGGGGCCCGAGTGCGTGGCAACTGTTTCATCACATTGCGTTTTTTTCACCCCATCCGGATGATTTCCTCCTGAGTATAAAGAACATTCTACCCTGCAAATACTGCCGTGAGAGCACCACGCAGTTCATGAACGACCACCCTCTTCGTAAGGACCCTGCGAAATGGTTTTACGAAATTCACAACATGGTGAATGATAAGTTGAGGACACAAGCCAAGACTGACCCAACCATTATCAAACCACCTGCTGACCCGACCTTTGAAGAGGTCAAAGAGATGTATAAAAACATGAAACCCACTTCCGTGCCTGGACGTGATTTTCTGTTCTCATTGGCCGCTAATTATCCCGATTCTCCAGAACCTCCTCAAATGTGCCAACAACGAGCATTTTTACACAGTTTGGCAGAGGTCTATCCTTTTGAAGAATTGCGAGAGACATTCCAGTTGTATCTACGAGACAATGAACCGACTCTTGTCAATCGCAGGAGTTATATGAAATGGATGTATCGGTTGTTGTCCGTTCTTTCAAAGAAGACAGGAGTGAAAATACCAAACTACAAAGGATACGCACATCATGTCATGTATTACAAAAGTGGATGTTCAAAGAAATCATATCACGGTAAAACCTGTCGTAAGCTCCAAGGTGGAGGCCGTACGAAAGATCGCGATCACGCGAAAACTTACCGAGTTTCACATATTAATTTGCTTTAATGCTTGCGGGTCTTCTTAGAACCCTTCTTACCCTTCTTGGTCTTCTTAGAAGTCTTTCTGCGACGACCACCGACAGGGGCAGCATCACGGATTGGGGCAGATGGGCTGGCGTTGTTTGGTCCAGCGAAAGTGAGGTCATACGACTCGCTGAAAGGAGCAACCTCACCACCCTTTTGCTTCTTGTAGGTCTTCTTTGCCATCTTGAGGACATCGCTCAACGCAGCACCCTTGTGAGCCTTCATAGTTTCCTTGACGTGTTTCATCCACTCAGTTGCCATTTATTGTAATTCAACATGTTTTTCCACGAACCCGTGTGGCGCCCAAGAACTTGAAAACAGGTTCCACTGGCATCCATACGCAAAGGGTGTGTCCCTATTTATTCCTGTTTTTCCAAGATACATATCCGGACCCACTAAAGTTATACGATGGCGATTGAACTGAACCAATTCCGGTTGGTCGCGAGGATGGACGGCCTGATTGTAAGATAATCGGCGACATAGAGACCCATTCCAGTCCAGATTTACGAGTTTCTCAAACTCTGTTCCTGCGATTACACCCCCTGCTACGATAATGATTTTGTCTTTTAGTTCGTCGATAGGTGTGGTAGGCGACACTTCTCCCTTAACCAGATGAGGCCGAGTCGCAGAGGTTGTCAAAATCTCTGCCATACGATTGAATGTTACAGTTTTTTGAGTATGTGGCACGATGGAAAGAATAAATGGGTCTGCGGATGGAAACGCAAGATTACCAATGTCTATACAAACCTGTTCAAATGTCACATTGTCATCCGCATAGTCATATCCCTGCTGTAATGGCTTCTTTGAGACAACTGGTTGGTCCTGTTCGTCGGAATAGACATGTAATTCGATAAGTCGGCAACCATTGTTGAGAACGGTTGGAATATCTTCAAAGACAGACCCTGCGGTATAGTAATCGCATAATCTCTTTCTTGGAAGAACTATGCTTTTTTGTTTATGAAATTCATCATACACTAGGTACCCTAGAAATCCTGCGAGAAGAACTCCAATCACTGTGTCACTCATTGTTACTTATTTAGGCATTTTAAATAGTAAATTACGAAACGAGTTGATGACTTCATCTGGAATGCGTTCGTCCATTGGAATACCCATCAGACAGGCGTAATGAAAATACAAACAATACATTCCACACTCCGAATCTTTGTACTGATGACGAGTGGTATTGTAGGTCAATTTCATACCCTGCTTATGAACCTTGGTAGCGTCCCACTGTTTCTTCCATCGTCTCATTAAGGTTTTGACTTCGGGTTCTGGATGTTCGGCATACGAATCAAAATAGGTCATACGGGGATATTCCAGTTCTGGACGAATATCACAGAATACGGCAATCCAATGCTGACCTGGTCCATCGTGTGGGTCTGTGTTTAATACCAATCCAATCTGCTGTTTGCCCTGTTTATAGAGTTCATCAATTTTCATAGCACATACCGTACTCACGATACATTGATTGGTTTCATTCTTCAAATCAAAATCAATCGGCACAACACCCGCACAGAAATAGTCAGGAAACAAATCCATATAGTTCTTTTCAATTGCCTCAATATCATCCGAGGATAGCCATTCATACCGATTCACACTCCATTCTTGCGGGGCTTTGGGTCTTCGTAATAGAGAAGAAATAATACACTCTGCTGAACCGGTATTGCATTTGTCTTGAAGACGCTTTTTCAAAGAGTGCCATACTTCTTCGGATGAACCCGCAGGAATAGGTGATTCGTGAGGATGTTCAGAGTTGTAGACACTACGAAATCTACTGACTTCGTCTTTATCAAGCCACGCCATTGTAAAAAACGGATATTTAAGAATTAACAGAATGAATGTACACAACAAATGGAAAAACTAAAATCTTTATTAACACACTATATCCAAGTCAACAAGGAACTTACAGAATACCAAGAAGCAGTCACAGCATTGAGAGATGAACGGCGTGCTTGGGAAGGTGATATTGCTGCTCTCTACAATGAACAAAAAGAGTTGCCACCAAAGATTGAGTTAAAAGAATCTAAGATGCTGTTCAAAGTGAAGAAACCAAATGAATGGAAAAAGGGATGGACACTATCAAAGAAAGACCTTGAACGCTATCTCAATGAAATCTTACCCGAGCACGGACCAGATGTCATGGCTGAAATTATAAAACGACACGAGCCAAAATTGGTTTCAGATGATTATGGATTTGAACTTACTTCCCGTCATCCAGACGAGACTGATGCTCAAGAATAAGTTTATTAAGCTTTTCTTTCATAGTTTTTAGTTGGTCTTCCAACTCTTTTATTTTTTTAAGGTTCGTGGGAGGTGTTAATACATACAACAGCCTTGCTGGAGGGGGTTGTGAATTAACCATCGCGCGAAAAGCCAGAGTATGAATGCGTTTCACCATCAATATGTCCTTGTCTAAGAATATTTTTCTAATGTTTAAGCCTGGTCCTGCGGCAACGACATCAATCCGTAGACAACCAGGAGGAAAACAACGGTATGGAGCAACAATCCGAAGGCAGTGGGGCAGCCACCGTTGGCGACACCCCCAATGATGCTATTCACAAACTTGAACGTGACAGGGTTTGCGATAAGAAAAAACGCAAGAGCAGAATAGAGGGAATACTTGAACTTGAGTCCAGCAGACTTGACGACCATTTTTATTCTATAGCAAAGATAAATGGACTTGAACGTTATTATCCCCGTGCTCTTGTTTATTCTTTTGTCTCCTGGTTTGCTGCTCCGATTACCTCCTGGAGGTTCTAAGTTGGTCGTGACTCTCACTCATGCGGTTGTTTTCGGATTGGTGTATGCACTTTTGCGACGCACATTCCCACAATATTATTAAGTTATTTTAAGAATTGATGTAAAGGAAGATTAATGAAGGTTTTTGTAGTCAACTGCGACGAAGGTCGGAAAGAACGTTTGACAAAAGCATCTGCCCCACTTAATCTTGAGTTAGTATTTGTCCAAGCCCCACTTGCAACTGATGAAGAGGTTCAACGCAGAGGCAAGCGGTGTTTTGAAAGAAAAACAGCATATCCTACTGGATTAGCAGCAACTCTAGGCCATATGCGATGTATGCAAAAATTTTTAGAAACGAACGACGAATTCTGTATTATTATTGAAGACGATGTGCGATTTGATAAACGATTCAACGAGAAGTTGGAAGAGGTGGTAAACCATATTGGAGATGCAGATATAATTACTGTGGGTTCTTGCTCTGATACTGTTCTGATTGGTGAAATAGAAGATCTTAATTACGGTATGAAATTGGTAAAAAATGTAGGAATTGCAAATCCTTGGGGAGCACAGGGATATATTATTTCACGAAAATATGCACTCTTTTTTACTATTTTATTTGAAGAAGATGATTTATCTATCCCATATGATTATCATTTTGTAACCGATTGTGTTATTTTTGATGAACGACACTGCAAACGACATTCATTGGCTATTCCTCTTATTATTGAAGATCCTGATGAACAGACAATTGCAGGCAGCACAAATAAATGGAATATGTTATCTCTGGTGAAAAGAGAAGATTTCTGTTTTTAGAAACAGATCAAAGAATCAAATAGTTTCATAATATTCACTGGTGTATATTCAAGATAGCCATTTTCAGTCATATCATACTCTTTTTCTGAAAAAGTGATTAGTTTATCTATCAAGTCTTCTTTACCAATATAGATTATTGCTTTGTCTTTTAATATCTGCAAATGTGCTTCATCATCTGCTTTTGTATGTGTTAGTATAGGTTTTAGACATACTGCAAATTCGCCAATAGATAATCCAAATGTTTCTCCTTCTTTGCGTGCATGTAAGAAAGCATTGCATGTATTAATGAATTTTCTTTTATATACTTGATCAACTGTCAATCCTAAAAAGATAACATTTGGAATCCAGTCACAAAATGGTGGAGTATTCATGAAGATAAAATACTTATCTCTATGATTTCTAGCCACTTCTACGACTGCTTCTTTTACAAAGTCTATATTGAAAGTATCGCTTCCACCATATCTTCCAAATACAATAGCATCCGATGGAATATTCAATTCTTTTCTTAGATCGGACTGTTCTGAATTTACATCTATCATATGTGGAAGAACGGTTATATTCGTATTGTATTTTTTATTGAGTTGATCGCTTATTGAAAGATGAATATCTGCATCTGGATAGCGAGTATCAAATACACAATGTTTAACAGTCCTACATGATTGCCATATCTCTTTATTTGAGTACTGAAATGATCTATCTTCTGCATGATTTGTTAAATTATAAAAGACATCAAGATTATATGAAATAATAAGATTTCGTATATCTTCAATTTTTTCAATTGTAAGAATTGTGAACTGTTTGTTAAATCTTTCAAACGGATTCTGACTTTCAATTCGTTGCATACTTAGTCCCAGAGTATATACATGTTTAAAACATACAATATAAGATTTGTTACCTAAGATTGTCTCATTGTAATGAGCGTAATCATAAGTAGCTGTTTCTGTTCCTCTTTCACTAAAATTCATAACAAAAAATGCTATAGTCTTCATACATTAATCAATTAATCAATGACTAAACTATATCCATCAGGTTTTGTTTCTTCAAATAACTTTTTCAATTCTTTGATATATTTATCACGCAAATCAAGTATCTCATCATCACTTGGATCTGCTATCTTTTCTACCTTTATTGGCTCTCCGACATAGGTTGTTACTGGATCCAGTGGATGATAATATAGATTGATCCAGTTTTTAATAGCAGTCCAACTTGTCAATGGAATGGCAATACGAAAGAATGAATAGAAGAGTTCGTTCAATAAATTTAAAGTAGGAGATGTTAGTGGTGGAAACAAATTATGTTCTCCGTAGGTAAGAATCGGTACCAATGATGTTCCTGTTTGTAATGCTAATTTAAATACTCCTCTTCTACGGCGAATAACTAATTTTATTATTTTATCATCTGTGGTTGATAACATTTCGCGTACTCCTCCAGGCATAACAGATACTGTATGTCCCTCTTCTAACGTCTTTTTCATAATATCAAAATTAGCAGGAATACTATTTGCAAGTCTCGCAAAATCGCGAATAAACGGGAAGAAATGATAGATTCCGTGTGATACTATTTTTGTATCCAGTTCATGTATTCGGAACGAGCAATGGATCGTTGGAGTGACTGACATTAAACTGTGTGGATGCCATAATAGCAATGCCGACTTCGGTATCCTCTCCTGATTTACCATCGGGAAAGTCTCAGCAAGATGTTCCTCAACAAGAAGAAAGTAGTCTTCAAACTTCTTGCGAATCGTCTCCACAGACCAATGAAGGAAATCATCAATCAGAGTTGTTGGAAGAAGAAGATACAGAGCAAATATACACAGAGACAACAGCAGATTTATGGTCAGAAGTCCTAGAAACAGAATGGCAAGGATTCCTGCGGAAAATGGCCATAAGTAGGTCCAAGCTAAGAACGTTTCCAACATCTACTATTCCACGCAATATTTTTACAGATGGTATGAACTCATTTTGGCATTTTGTTTTCGGTATGTTTGCTGTTAAATTTCCACTTTTAGTTTCCATTTTTATTCTTTATCAAATCCTTGATCGTCACGACATCAATCTCTGCATTGATATTTTAGAATTCCTGCTTGGGTTTACAATTACCTATTTCCTCTTGAAAGTATAATAATGAAGAACATCTACTACCAAGTAGTGATAGATGATGATGTAAAATATCCACTCAACAAATTCAAAGACCTTTTACAGATATATCTTGCTGACCCAAATGGTTGGGAGAGCAAGGGATACAAATTTATATACAAACCAGAGGGGGATATCATCATCCATCTTTCATCGCAGAGTACATTGCGAACAAATGGGTGTCAAGATGGTACACTTTCCTGCGCGGAATTGGGTGGTAAGCATATGTATTTGAATGAATTTCGTTGGAAACACGGTGCGCATAAAAGCAAATTACCTCTTGAACGATATCGGCAGTATGTAGTCTCACATGAAATAGGACATATATTGGGACACGACCACAAAACCTGTCCTAGTCCAGGGGCTCCAGCACCGGTAATGATGCAACAGACCCAGGGAATTGGGAAATGTTTACCTAATACAGACATATCGTATGATAGGTATGATAAATAAACAGCAACAACAGGTCACTAATAATCCTACACCCACTCCTGCTGCTATTAAATTTGCTTCCAGTTGACTAATCATTTAGTTACTGTAAGCTAATCCACCCATACCAGACATTACGCGGAAGACGTTGTAGTTGACTGCATAGATACGGAAGTTGTATGGGTATGCTTTGGATGGGAAAGTACCGGCTCCAGTAGAAGTGATGCTATCAAAGACCAAAGTAGCAGTGTCAATACGAGAAAAGTTACAAGTTCCAGATGGTTGATGTTCTTCAGGCTTGAGAGCAAAGGAATACACGTTGATAGGATTGTATTGTCCTGCACCGTTTTGTTGAACATTTGGTGGGAAGAATACCAAGGTTGCACTGCTCGAAGCAGCAGGAGTAACTGTTTGACTGAGTTCGTAGGTTCCATTTGCACCACCTGCACCAGTTCCGTAATCTACAATATAAGTTCCTTGTGGAATGTTGTAAGTACCTGCAAATTGACCAGTGGAAATAGTTACACTACCAGTTACCATCATATTTTCAGTGATATATGCTGGACTGATACCATTGTTCGCAGTGATTGCTCCACTGGTGATTGTAAGAGTGGAACCGTTGATACTGCATTGAGTAATAGAGAGATTGCCACCGTTATAAGTCTGTACAGTGGAATTACGAGTTGGCCAGAAAGCACCTCCAGTATGGTGTTGGTATGGCTGGACCTTCCAGAAATAGTCTCCATAACGCTCATCAAATCGGTCTTGTCCGTTAATCTGAAGTCTGCATTTGTCAACAATGTCATCGTAGGTGAATGGTTGAGTGTATCCAACATTGTTTGCCAAAGTAGAACTGCAATCAGTCTTACGAGCATCTTGGAATACCCAGACCAATTCCTTAACAGGGTGGTTGAGAGTCAAATCCAATCGAGCATTTGCAGAGGTGATGGTCTGTGGCATACCATATTGGAGCTGTTCAATCAAATATTCGTGAGAATCCTGAGCAAATCGTCGTCGTTCATCCACATCCAAATAGATGTAGTCAATGTAGAGCGACATATCTCGAATTTGAGGAAGGGCTGCGGCGGCTGCACCGATAGTAGAATATCCAGAGGATGTGCTGACCAAATCAGTTGCATTACCAAGGTAGATATTGAAGCGGACCTCGTGATACTGAAGAGCAATCAATGGCAAGGCAAGACCAGGGTTGCGACAGAACCAGAATTGAAGAGGAATGTACAAGACACCTGGACGACCTCCGCAGGAAGTGGAAGTGGTAAAATTACCACCAATGCTTCCTCCAAGCATGGAATCAAGTTTGACGGATTCATCATAGCTAGAGGCTAAGTTCTCCCAGAGGAAGAGCCATTCACCATAATGAGTATCAATGATTTGACCTCCAATCTCCAACTCAATCTTCTTCAAAAGAGCATACCCAATACGTCTCTGGTCATCACCAGTCCAGTAAACAGTTGGTGATACAGAAGTGGTGTCTGGCAGAGTGACTTGGACATAGGTCTTGAAAATCAAGTCCGCGTTACGATTGACGGTGGCGACCAATCGTTGTCCATAGTGGGGTGCGCCAGTGAAGTTGACACGGAAGGCCTCCATAGCGAAGTTGGTGTGTCTCTTGAAAAGGACTTTCCAAAAAGTAATGTGCGGATTTCCACTGATATAAGCATCTTGTGCGCCATAGGCGACTAATTGAAGTAATCCTCCTCCCATGTTTCTATTTATAATGTGATACGAATATTCTTCGGCAGGTTAAACAATGAGAAAAGGAGGTGCCTTTTTAGCAAGTGGTGCCAACACTTGTGTATATGACCCACCATTAGAGTGTCTGGATGGCACAACCATTGACGATCCAAGCAAGTATGTATCTCGTGTCGTCTATGGAGACGAGGATTTAGAAGCCCAAAAAATGGTAAAGGGGTTTGTGGATGAGGTAGAAGCAGAGTATCCAGGTAAAATAAGAAATCGCTTCAATTTTTTTGAGAAATCTTGTAGCAATTTTGAAGTCAAGGAAAGTGATGTATCCGGTAACAAAGGTAAGAAATGTGCTATAGATGATTTTAGTATAACCAAGCCTGAAAAAATAACTCATCTTACCAACATCATCACACCAAAACAGGAGGAGGATGTGTTTTCAAAGGGTCAAATAAGTAGACCAAAAAATGTTGTGGTTCCTGAATTGTATGAATTGATGAGGGTGTTGGCAAGAATTGAAGGCAGATTCGTTCATATGGATTTGCATTTTGGTAACATTGCTTGGAAAGGTGATAAACTAGTTATTCACGATTTTGGTATTGCTGAATCCCGTGAAAAGTTTAAGGAAAGGTTTCGTGATTTCATCAAAAATAGAACCAATGATAAATTTAAGTATGCTCTTAATTATGTTCAATGGAAAACAGGTGTTGTAATAGGGTATAGTGCAGGGGTAAAAATTGGTGTTAATCAAGCAGTAGAAGACCTTTCAAGAGTCTTTGATATTCTTTCTATTATTACCGGAATGCATCAATACAAACTTATAACCGATGATGTATTTGATAACATTACCGACAACATCTTGAATATGCTAGTCAATGATTTTACTACGGAACAGCTTATAAAGGAAATAAACAGGTCTGAAAAAGAAGTGTTGGGCAATCGTATAGATGATTACAATCCAGGTACACTCGGTCCTCCAAAAGCATATGATATAGCAAAAAGCTACGAAGAAAGTCCAGAAGTGAAAAAGAATACCACTGCAGAGATAGATGAAATAATAAATAAGGCCATCAAGGTATCCGGAGGTGCAAAAGGAACACGTCCTGCGAACAAACTATGCCGATGTATAAAACACGTTCGGGAAACAGGAAAAGATGAATCCAGTGCGATTGCGATTTGTGTTCGGTCTGTTATTCCTGCTGGAAGAACATTGAAAAAATTCACTTGTAAGCGAAAGGCTAAGCTATCCACTCAGAAGAGACTTACTCGTCGGAGAAAGTAGGATCCATCTTGGTAAGAACACATTTACAAGCCAACTGCTCTGCTTTCTTTCGTGTAGAAGCAATCCCTGTTGCTAATACAGTTCCTTTGTCATCACATACAGCAACTTTGATTTCATTATTTTTCGTATCGTTATAAATCAACTCATATACAGGAGTGCATTTCAGTGTTTTTTGACAGAATTTCTGAAATACATCTTTGTAGTTGGTTACCGTATTTACAATTTCTTCAATATCAAGATAGGCTTCCATCACGCTGATAACAAATGCATAGACGATATGAAATCTATTTCCACAATCCGTCCAGAGTGCTCCTATAAATGCTTCAAAGATATCACCCAATTTCTTGATGTTGGAACGCCCACTAATCGTAGCAGATTCGTCATTGTGTCTTGAAATAACATAGAACTTATCCAGTCCTATTATTTGTGATAATTGTCCTATTCTGTCATTGTTCACCAATTCTTTGCGAGCATCTGTAAGAAATCCCTGTTTTTTGGTCGGATATTTCTTGCGGAGATAAGTTGCTACACATACACCGAGCACAGAATCTCCTTCAAATTCTAAACATTCATAGGATTCATCTTGTAAAGGCATTACACCAGAAGGACACGGCGCTAATTGCGCAGGACGTCCATCGGGAGTTGTATATTCTGCTCGTCTCACATAGGTAGTGTGAACCATAGCCGTTTGAAACACTTTTTGATTACCAACAGAATAGTGTGGCAATCCATGTTTTCGCAGAATACGGTTGATATCATTCGCTTGAAACCAACGATTGCGTGGGTTGTAAGGGAAATAAGTGTCCATACATATTCTTACTTAAACCTGCGTAAGTTCGTTTTGTGTGTTTTCTTCTGGAGCTGGTGTGTTTTCTTCTGGTGCTGGTACAGGTGCTGGTGCTGGTGCAGGTGCTGGTGTGTTTTCTTCTGGTGCTGGTGCAGGAGCTGGCTCTGGTGCTGGAGCATCTATTACTGGAATATCAACTGATTGTTGTTCGGGTACAGGTAATGGAGACCAATCAATTTTAAATCCTCCATCTAATTTTGTAACAGTACAATCCTTAAATGCAGCTATTAGGGTATCATTAATAAAAGTTTCATCAAATTCCGAAGGACATGTAAATGTATATGAAGTTCCACCATTGATAGCAGTATACACCGTTGTTGCCATAATGCCTCTGACGAAATTTATTGGCGCGAACTCTTTCGTAAAATCTGATGGTGTTCCGAAGTTAATAAGATCTGCACGAGATATCCAACTAGTCATTTGTTATATGGATTATATTTGTGTATAAGTCGGTTTATCGCTAACAAAAAAAGCAAAAAAGCGTTTCCGCCTTTTCACTTTACTCTACAATCTTTGCATAGTCCTTCAACTCTCCACGAATGTTGTAGGTGAATCCTTCAAAGTTTAGGGGATAGTCACCATGCTTGTCGGGATCAGTGAGATCTTGCAACTCTGCGTGGATATCGTCGTCATACATCTTATCCATTGTCTCAAATGTTCCTCTCCACTTATCAGCTTCAATGTGCTTGAGCTTGAATTGAGTCATCTTCTTGCTTGTGAGCATGAATCCTTTGAACCATCTTGCAATCAATTTTTCTTTTGTTTCGTCTGGTTTTGCGTCAATGAATTTTGCTTCGTTGCTAATTGCGAAGTCATCGTCTTCTGCTCCGACCATCTCTACTGAGAAGTCAAACCAATAGCGATTTTCGCCTTCAATTTCTAGGAATTTGCGTGGTGCGTTTGGGCATACGAGTTCTTCTTTTGGTTTCATTTCTGGTGTTTTTGGTTCATTTGTTGTTTCTATTTGCTTTGGTGTTTCTACTTTCTTTTCCTTCAAGGCCTTCTCGGCGGCCTTAGAGGCCTTATGGGCTTCCTTCTCTTCTGCCGTCATGGCGGCTATCTTCGCGCGGTATGCAGCGGCTCCGGCGGCCATCTTCGCCTTCTGTTCAGGGGTA